CGCTGATTGATCAAAATAGGCTTTGATTGGCAAAACTCTATCTGCTCGAAATCACGCGTCTTGAGTTCAATTTTGACTGACAGGCCGAATCTGTGGAAAAACCTGACTACCACGTCATCGTCCAACCAGTCGCCCTTGAACATGAATGAACTGTCATCACCATTGCACAAAAAAGCGAATTCCCCGGGGTAATGACCATTTCCAAAAATGGACAAGATCACACTGATGATAACGCATGTACCCACCGAGGTGTTTGAATCCCCCGACATGCGCTCACCACGAACAGCGTATTTTTGTCGAAAATACCCATCGTCTGTGCGAACCCCGAAGCTCCCGCGATTATTGAGCTGCATCTTCAAAGCCCTACGTAACCCAGAATCTGGGTTGCATTGGGTGAATAGTGCCTGTTCTATCCGCAGCAACTGAGTGTTGATGTGTGCGTCGCATCGTGAAATGTCAAAACCATAAATCTTGACTCCATCCCCACCAAGAGCATCATACTTCGATCGAAGCGTACCAGCAACTTCGACGTCAGTCATGCCCTTAGCGAAGTACATCCCCGGACCCATACCGGGGACGTCTTTCAACGCAAACAATCTCTTCTCACACATACGGATACGCGAAGCGAGATAGAGTGTATACTCGAACGAACGAAATTGGATAGCACGACAGTCAGGCTCTGGTTTGTCTTTCGAAAACTTGACTGGCTCCTGCTTGATGAACATGTTGACGAAGCCATCGCGCTCTTCCAATACGTCGCCCTTGGATAACAAATTCGCTTCCGCCTCCTCATACCGGCGGCGCTTCCCACCTCGATACTGAGCTATAATATCTCGGTAGGGTATTGCGTAACATCTTCCTATTTGGGCCGACAACAGTCTGATGTATCCGCTCACTTCGTCCCAAAGAAATTGTGGTTTTGGAACTGGCATGCCAACCCTGCCCCAGAGTGCGTTAGCATGGTTACATGCACATGATCTGTGCATAAACCAGGCATCATCATAACCAATATTTGGTACCGGCCATTGGTAATAATGCCTCTCCTGGACAACGCTGTTGCAAGCGTAGTAGCCCCTCGCACCGCGAAGTCTGAACTGATCCAAGCTCTTCCCCTCAGGGATATCCCGCAGAGCGATTTTGTTTCCAATTCGCTTCTTGCAAGCATCTGAGGTGTATAGCTTGGTGGGACCTCCAGAACAATGCAGTGGTCGGGCGACCACGCTTGCCTATTGACGGGGTGGCTGTGGCAAAGCAGCGAAGCCCCGGCGATTGAGCCAGCGCCGCCACTTAAGCCACAACCTGTCAACGGGTCCAATGTCAATAACACCGGCCCGCTGACTCAGCACCTCCCGCCAATCTTCGACCCA